TAACATTTACTAGCGATTTAGAATGCTCAATTAGTGAGCGCACCATCTCTGGCAAAATTGTGCCGTTTGATGGTGAGATTGGGCAGACATCTGCTGGCAAGGTTGTATTTGAAAAAGGATCTATTGACATTCCAGAAAATCCTAAGCCAAAGCTTTTGCTGGAGCATGATGCAAAGAAGCCAATTGGTCGCATGGTGTCTTACCGAGAAGATGAAGACGGCATGTATGCAACATTTAAAATTAGCAACACGACACGCGGAACAGATGCACTAATTGAAGCATCTGAGCAACTACGTAGCGGCCTATCAGTTGGCGTTGAAGTAATTGATGGCAAGCGTGATGGTGGCGTTTATCGTGTTTTATCAAGCAAAATGATGGAAACAAGTCTTGTTCAAGCTGCTGCGTTTAAGAGCGCGGAAGTTTTGAGCGTTGCTGCATCTGAAGATGATGCTGCAAAAGAAACAACAACCCAAAACGAAAGCGAGGCCGTTGTGGAAGACACAACAAACGCCGTAGCCGTTGCGCCTGAGGTTGAAGCCCCTGCGGTGGAAGCTTCGCGCCCAACAGTTACAGCACCAATTTATGCCAAGCCACGTTTAGAGTTTACCAAGGCTAAGTACCTTGAAAACACTCTACGTGCAAAGTTCCTTGGCGATGAAGATGCAGCGATGTATGTTCGCGCTGCCGATAACGAAACAACTACTGCGCCTGGCATGGTTCCAACACGTCAGCTAACAGAGGTTATTAACCCATTATCAAATGCAGACCGCCCTTACGTTGATGCAATTTCAAGAGGCACACTACCTGATGCAGGTATGACATTTGAGATTCCAAAAATTACAGCAGTACCAACTGTTGACCAGATTGATGAGAATCAGGCAATTGCAGATTCACAATTAACCGCTTCATATCTCAGCGTATCTGTCAAGCCTTTCAAAGGTCGCGCAATTACTACTGTTGAGCTTATTGATCGTTCAAGCCCTGTTTTCTTTGATGAGCTTGTACGTCAAATGGAGTTTGCTTATGCAAAAGAAACTGATGGCTTTGTCCAACAGGGTCTTGCATCAGGTGGCGTTCTAAACGCAACTGCAACAACTGAAGACAAAGACGGATTGCTTACCTTTATCTCAACAGCAGCAGCAGCAATCTATAAGGGAACACTAGGCTTTGCACGTAATCTTGTCGTATCTCCAGAACAATGGGCAAAGATTATGTCTTACAATGATGGTGGCCGCCCAATTTACATTGCAGCTAACCCACAGAATGCTGGCGGAGCAATTTCACCAGATTCAGTACGTGGAACAGTTGCAGGTCTAAGCCTTTATGTAGACCGCTTAAACACCGGAACTGGTAATACTGGTCTAGGTGATTATTCAATGGTTGCAATCAATCCAGATGCGTATCAATGGTTTGAATCACCACGCTTCCAGCTACGCACTAACGTAAACAGCGATGGAACAATTGACTTGCTGTACTACGGATATGGTGCATTAGCTACCAAGGTTGGCGCTGGTGCAAACTGGTTCAACAAGTCCTGATCTAACTAACTAGATCGTAGAGTTACCCCGGCGCACAGCCCTTGCGCCGGGGCTAACATTAGAAAGGAAAGACAATGCCTGCAACATACGTAACTGAAGCGGAACTTCGTTCTGCCCTTGGCATTGGTGCTTTATACAGCTCAGCAGTAGTGGAAGAATGCTGCCAAGCAGCAGAAAACGTTGTAAAAAGCAAATTGTGGTTTAATACAGTTTCGGTAGTTGCTACAGAATTAACCAACAATTTAGCGACACTTTACACAAACGTACCGCATCAATTTAGCATCGGGCAGACAGTTACAGTTACGCACAGCGGTGCGACATTTAATGGATCACAAACGATAACCGATACAGGCTCATACACAATTACTTTTGCGCTAGTAGCAGCAGATCAAATTAAGTTTCAGTTACAACCTTTTGGGTCAGTTACAGGTGCAAACACATTTCATAATTACGCTACATTGCCTGAAGTTAACCTAGCTTCTCTTATGATTGCTGTTGACATTTGGCAGGCTCGCCAAGCTTCAAATGCTGGGGGCATCTCACCAGACTTTCAACCTTCGCCGTATCGCATGGGCAATACTCTAATGGCACGTGTTCGCGGTTTACTTGCGGATCACTTAGCGCCGGGCGGTCAAGTAGGATAATGTCAGCAATCTCTACCCTACGAGGAACAATCGCAACCGCGCTAACTGATGATACGGCGTGGCAGGTGTTTTCCTTCCCACCTGCCACACCGCTTGCTAATAGCATCGTGGTACAGCCTGGCGATCCCTATATTGAGCCAAGCAATGACCATTACAAAGCAATCAAGCCTAAGGTCAACTTTAAGCTTATAGTGTTAACCCCTATGTTTGATAACCAAGGCAACCTAATTAACATTGAAGATTATTACCTGAATATAGTAAATAAGCTGGAAGCATCATCAATTGCGTATACAATTGGTACTTTCAGCGCACCAGCGGTCTTAACCGGAACAGCAGGAGATCTGTTGTCCGGTGAAGTATCAATCAGCGTTCTATCCGATTGGAGCTAAAACATGGCTGATGTAGACAAAGAACGCGAGGCTTTCCTTGCCAAAATTGGCCAAGTAGAGCTAAGCGAAAAAGCACCAAAACCAACAACTAAGAAAGATGAGGAATAGCAATGGCTGTTTTTCTTAATAACAAAGTTGGTCTTAAGATTAACGCTGTTGATCTGAGCGACCACGTAACAAGCGTTACACTTAATCAGGCAGCAGATGAGCTTGAAGTTACCGCTATGGGCGATACAGCTCACAAGTTTGTAAAAGGCTTGGAATCTGGAACGCTAACTGTTTCATTCTTGAATGACACAGCATCAGCAAACGTAATGGCAACTCTTCGCGCAGCATTTGGCACAACTGTTGCCGTAAAAATGCTTCAGGAGAAACTAACTGCTGTCGGTGCAACCAATCCGCTTTACACCTTTGATATTTTGGTCAATAACCTGACCCCAATCAATGGTGGCGTTGGCGATATTGGAACACAGGACATCACCTTTACGCTAAACTCTGTTGTAACGATAGCCGACACCGGCACGTTCTAATTTAACAAAGGGGCAAAAATGGCAAGTCTTAAAGTTGTAAGGGCAGATGGCACGGAAAGTATCCACGAGATAACACCTGCTGTTGAATATGCTTTTGAGCAATATGCTAAGAAAGGCTTTTACAAGGCTTTCAGAGAAGATCAAAAGCAGAGCGATATTTATTGGCTTGCTTGGGAATGTCTGCGTAGAGCAGATGCTCCAGAGGTTTATCCATTTGGGGATAAGTTTCTAAGCACTTTAAAGGCTGTTGAAGTTCTTGGTGATGATTCCCCAAATGGCTAACGCGTGATTCCTATACGTACAGAATAGCCCAGCTAGCTGTACATACAGGGATTGCGCCTAGTGAGTTTATTAATATGGATAGAGGTATGTTGAACGCTATCCAAGAGGTTTTGAAGAAACAAGCGGAAGACAGGAAAAATGCCAGTAGAGGTCGCAGGGGTCGTAGAGGCTAGAAAGATACTGCGTAAATTAGCCCCACAAACTTTAAAGGCATACGATAAAGAGATTGCTGCGCCCTTGAAAGAAATAACCACAGCAGCTCGCAGTAATGTTCCTGGCACAATAGGCAATCTTAGAAACTTTGATTATCCAGGATATGAGCGTAAAAGTCGCACAGGTCGCGAACGTGCATTTCCTAGTTTTGAGCCTAACGTGGTCAGACGTGGATTGACTTATTCTTTAGCAAAAGGCAAAGCTAATAGATCAGGTTGGGCATCTCTTGTATCTTTGTTGAACAAGTCGGCAGCAGGTGCAATTATTGAAACTGCTGGAAGGCAAAACCGATATGGTAGCCCAGATGCTAAATCTAATAATCCTAATGCAGGCAGAAACTTTATTGATAACATCAATACTGAAATAGGCGAGTTAAAGCAAACTGGGCGCACAGCGAAAACACAAGGGCGTTTATTAGGAGCAAGTTTAGTAGAAAACCAAGGCAAAGCTCAGGCAACGATTTTGAAAGTTTTGGATCAAGTAGCTGCTTCAGCTAATGCAGAAATAGCGAGGTTGTAAAAATGGCTA